ACTTATTAATCATTTAGGTATCGAATATGAATTTATAAGTATGAGTAGAGCAGGAAAATTCTTAGGCAGAAGTCATAGTTATATTAGCGACAAAATAAAAAGTAATCACAAAGATGTTACTGATATACATGGTAATAAATATAAATTTGAGAAGTTGATATAAATGCCAATAATCACCAGTTATATCACTCAAGATGACGGTACAACAACAGTTGTCATCTCGGGTGTTGAATTAGGTAATAAAGAAACATTACTACTTGATAACGGATTTGATGTGGAAGTCGATGTAAGCGTCATAGATCCGTTTCAAATTACCGGCAAGCAACGTCGAAAAATATTCGCGCTTGTCAAAGACATAGAAGAACATACAGGTCAACCAATGGACTATATGAGACATATGTTCATCGAGTTTGTAAGGACTTACTACGGCTATGATGAACGTATTTCACTAAGTAATTGTACGAGAACACAAGCAAGTCAAATCATTGAAGCAACGCTTGACTGGACGTTCTACAATGACATACCACTTAGCTACAAAACAAGCGACTTGCTGAAACAAGATAAATCGTTCTTATACTGGTCAACTGTCAACCGCAACTGTGTAATATGCGGAAAGCCTCACGCTGACCTAGCGCATTATGAAGCAGTTGGCAGAGGTATGAACAGAAACAAGATGAATCACTACGACAAACATGTATTAGCGTTATGTCGCGAACATCATAACGAACAACATGCGATTGGCGTTAAGTCGTTTGATGATAAATATCACTTGCATGACTCGTGGCTAAAAGTTGATGAGAGGCTTAATAAAATGCTGAAAGGAAGAGAATAATGGTTAAATCGATATTTTTACAAGATGGAGAAGAAATTTTTGTTGATGATGAAGATTATGAGAGAGTTAATCAATATATTTGGACAAAATCTTATGTAGATAACGTTAGAAGAATTCACACAAAGACACTCAACGTTAGCTTAAGTGGATTTGTATTAGAAAATGGTTTTCAAAAAATAAAAAATAATGATTTTACCAAAAACAACATCACTTCAATTGGTTATCAACAACGATGGGCAAGGCCTACAAGAAATACTTCGAGTATCTATAAAGGTGTTTATTTAAATCGAAAAACAAAAAAATGGTCTGCTGTAATAAAAATTGATAGCAAATCTAAATATTTAGGTAGTTTTGTTAATGAATGGGAGGCAGCTAAAGCATACAACAGCGCAGTAGATAAATATTGGGACGGACAAGGTTATAAGAATCATAAAAATCAAAATGACTCTATATTTGAATATGAATACAAAACTTACAAAGACCAAAAACGTCGTAGAAGAGGAAAAAGTAAGTTCAAAGGAGTCTATTTAACTCAAAGTGGTTATGTAGCGCAAATAACTTATAAAAGAAAGACATATCATATTGGATGGTCAAAAAATATTTATGAGACTGCTCTCATGTTTAATAAAATTAATTTTTATTTACATGGTTCAGACGTAATCCTTAATGACGTACCTATGACAGATGAACTTAAAGAATTCATATCTAACTGGGAAATACCGGACAAAATAAAAGCGCTGAAAGGAGAAGACAATGGGAGAAGTATCGTGGATAAAACTTAAAGTTGGCATGTTTGATGACAGCAAAATCAAATATATCGAAGCTTTACCTGAAAGAGATACGATCATAACTATTTGGGTTAAGTTGCTAACTTTATCAGGAAAGTACAACGAACAAGGTTACATTATGCTATCTGAAAATTTGCCGTACAACGAAGAAATGTTAGCAAATGAGTTTAGCCGACCTATCAACTCGATAAGGTTAGCAATACAAACTTTTGAGACATTAGGCATGATTGAAAAAGTTAACGGTGTCATAAAAGTGACAAACTGGGAAAAGCACCAAAACATCGAAGGACTCGAGAAAATCAGGGCGCAGAACAGGTTGAGGAAACAAAAGCAACGAGAAAACAACAGAAAATTGCTAAATGGTCACGTGACGTCACGTGACAGTCACGCAACAGAAGAAGATAAAGAATTAGATAAAGAATTAGAAAGAGATAAAGAAAAAGATATAGATAAGAACTTAAGTTCAATTAATAGCGCAACTGACGTTACGCATGAGCAATTTGAGGAATGGTGGAAACTTTACGACAAGAAGAAAGATAAGAAGATGTCTTTTACTAAATTCAAATCATGCTTAAAGAAACATTCTTTTGAACAAATCATGCAAGGCACTCGAGAGTATTTAAAAACTATTACAGACAAACAATATCAAAAGTACCCCAAAACATTCTTAACTAATGAAAGCTATATGAATGATTATAGCGAAGAGATTAAAGAAACTGGCATAGATCAATTGGAACGTATGAAGTACGACGAAAGTTATTGGGATTAGGGGGACATTATGAAACCACTATTCAGCGAAAAGATAAACGAAAGCTTGAAAAAATATCAACCTACTCATGTCGAAAAGGGATTGAAATGTAAGAGGTGTGGCAGTGAATACGACTTATATAAGTTCGCTCCTACTAAAAAACACCCGAATGGTTACGAGTATAAAGATGGTTGCAAGTGTGAAATTTATGAGGAATATAAGCGAAACAAGCAACGGAAGATAAACAACATATTCAATCAATCAAATGTTAATCCGTCATTAAGAGATGCAACGGTTAACAACTATAAGCCACAAAATGAAAAACAAGTAAAAGCTAAACAAACAGCAATAGAGTATGTACAGGGTTTCTCTACAAAAGAACCAAAATCATTAATATTGCAAGGTTCATATGGAACTGGTAAAAGCCACCTAGCATACGCTATCGCAAAAGCAGTCAAATCTAAAGGGCATACAGTTGCTTTTATGCACATACCAATGTTGATGGATCGTATCAAAGCGACATACAACAAAAATGCAGTTGAAACTACAGACGAGCTAGTCAGATTGCTAAGTGATATTGATTTACTTGTACTAGATGATATGGGTGTAGAAAACACAGAGCACACTTTAAATAAACTTTTCAGCATTGTTGATAACAGAGTAGGTAAAAACAACATCTTTACAACTAACTTTAGTGATAAAGAACTAAATCAAAATATGAACTGGCAACGTATCAATTCAAGAATGAAACACAATGCGAGAAAAGTAAGAGTAATCGGAGACGATTTCAGGGAGCGAGATGCATGGTAACCAAAGAATTTTTAAAAACTAAACTTGAGTGTTCAGATATGTACGCTCAGAAACTCATAGACGAGGCACAGGGCGATGAAAATAGGTTGTACGACCTATTTATCCAAAAACTTGCAGAACGTCATACACGCCCCGCTATCGTCGAATATTAAGGAGTGTTAAAAATGCCGAAAGAAAAATATTACTTATACCGAGAAGATGGCACAGAAGATATTAAGGTCATCAAGTATAAAGAGAATGAGAATGAAGTTTATTCGCTCACAGGAGCCCATTTCAGCGACGAAAAGAAAATTATGACTGATAGTGACCTAAAACGATTTAAAGGCGCTCACGGACTTCTATATGAGCAAGAGCTAGGTTTACAAGCAACGATATTTGATATTTAGAGGTGGACGATGAGTAAATACAACGCTAAGAAAGTTGAGTACAAAGGAATTGTATTTGATAGCAAAGTAGAGTGTGAATATTACCAATATTTAGAAAGTAATATGAATGGCACTAACTATGATCGTATCGAAATACAACCGAAATTCGAACTACAACCTAAATTTGGGAAACAAAGACCGATTACGTATATAGCTGATTTCTCTTTGTGGAAGGATGGCAAACTGGTCGAAGTTTTAGATGTTAAAGGTAAGGCGACTGAAGTTGCCAACATCAAAGCGAAGATATTCAGATATCAGTATAGAGATGTGAATTTAACGTGGATATGTAAAGCACCTAAGTACACAGGCAAAACATGGATTACTTACGAGGAATTAATTAAAGCAAGACGAGAACGCAAAAGAGAAATGAAGTGATCTAATGCAACAACAAGCATATATAAACGCAACGATTGATATAAGAATACCTACAGAAGTTGAATATAAGCATTTTGGTGATGTGGATAACGAAAAAGATGCGCTGGCAGATTACTTATATAACAATCCTAACGAAATACTAGAGTATGACAATTTAAAAATTAGAAACGTAAATATAGAGGTGGAATAAATGGCAAGAATTACCAAAGAAACAAAAACTGTAAGCGACGGTTATTCAAGAGAAGACCGAGAAACGACATTGAACTATGATTACGAAAATCAAGAATGGATTGCTTACTCATCGGTACCGACACATATTACTAGAATGACAAAGTTGTACGGCGATGATGTAGAGGTATTGGAACGATTAGAATCTGGGACTGCGGTATTGGTTAGGGCGAAACTACCTAAAAGCGCAATAGGTTTTAGAAAATTAATGTCTGAAGAGCGACGACAAGAATTATCTGAGAGAGCAAAAAGAGCTTTTGGTCATTAGTGCTCGTGAATATAGGGCGAAAAACGACCAAAAAGACACACTAATACTTTTTAGGATAAATAACATCCGGAGAAAAAAACATGAGCTTTAAAAATTTTAACACAGGATAAATACAGAGGTGGAATAAATGAGTATCGTAAAGATTAACGGTAAACCATATAAATTTACCGAACATGAAAATGAATTGATAAAAAAGAATGGTTTAACTCCAGGAATGGTTGCAAAAAGAGTACGAGGTGGCTGGGCGTTGTTAGAAGCCTTACATGCACCTTATGGTATGCGCTTAGCTGAGTATAAAGAAATTGTGTTATCCAAAATCATGGAGCGAGAGAGCAAAGAACGTGAAATGGCTAGGCAACGACGTAAAGAGGCTGAGCTAAGAAGAAAGAAGCCACATTTGTTTAATGTGCCACAAGTGCATCCAAGAGGACGTTATGCGTGCTACCTGATGGAAAACGACATATTCGTGAAAGTTAAGAAGTAGATCATGACAGATAACGCACGCAAAGAATACCTAAATCAATTCTTTGGATCTAAGAGATATCTGTATCAAGATAACGAACGAGTGGCACATATCCATGTAGTAAACGGCACTTATTACTTTCATGGGCATATCGTGCCAGGTTGGAAAAGTGTTAAAAAGACATTTGATACTGCTGAAGAGCTCGAAATATATATAAAGCAACATGGTTTGGAATACGAAGAACAGAAGGAACTAACTTTATTTTAGAGGAGGTTATGAAAGTGAACTATGAAACAGGGTTCCAACTAGGTGTAATGGAAGCTAGGTTGAAGAAGATGAGAAAACAACGTGATGCGTGCAAGAAGCAACGTGATGAGCTTATCGTGGATATAGCTAAGTTAAGAGAGCGTAACGAAGAGCTGGAGAACATGTGGCGCACAGTCAAAAATGAATTGCTTGGAAGATACGAATTTTACCGTTTTAGACTTAACGAACTACAGATTGAGAGTAGAGCGAACAAGGCAGTAGCTATAAACATGGGAGCTAAAATCAACGCAAGTGCTATATTGTACCGAATGGACAAATTAGACGGAACAAATGAGTTCTACGAATTTTTAGGACAAATGGAGGATGACACTAATGAATAACCGTGAACAAATAGAACAGTCCGTTATAAGTGCTAGTGCGTATAACGGCAATGACACAGAGGGATTACTAAAAGAGATTGAGGACGTGTATAAGAAAGCACAAGCGTTTGATGAAATACTTGAGGGTTTACCTAATGCTATGCAAGATGCACTCAAAGAAGATATTGAACTTGATGAAGCAGTAGGGATTATGACGGGTCAAGTTGTCTATAAATATGAGGAGGAGCAGGAAGATGAAAAAATTTAATGTTCAAATCACATACACTGGCATGATTGAAGAGACTATCGAGGCTGAAAGTTTAGACGAAGCAGAAAATGAGGCGCATGATATTGCGAGAATGGAAGTGCCATTTGATTGTGATGAGTATGAAATTTATGTAGATGTGGAGCAGGAAAATGACTAACACATTACAAGTAAAACTATTATCAGAAAATGCTAGAATGCCCGAACGAAATCATAAGACAGATGCAGGTTATGACATATTCTCAGCCGAAACCGTCGTACTTGAGCCGCAAGAAAAGGCAGTGATTAAAACAGATGTAGCTGTAAGTATACCAGAGGGCTATGTCGGGCTATTAACTAGCCGTAGTGGTGTAAGTAGTAAAACGTATTTAGTGATTGAAACAGGAAAGATAGACGCGGGATATCATGGCAATTTAGGGATTAATATCAAGAATGATATTGAAACGTTAGAGATTTGGGATGATGGTAACTTTAGTCGAAATGTTGCTGGGATAGACGGAAAGTATGCCCCACCACATCCATCAGATAAAATTTTATTTATGAATGGTAGTTATGTCATAAACAAAGGCGACAAACTAGCTCAATTGGTTATCGTGCCTATATGGACACCGGAACTAAAGCAAGTGGAGGAATTCGAGAGTGTTTCAGAACGTGGAGCAAAAGGCTTCGGAAGTAGCGGAGTGTAAAGACATCTTAGATCGAGTCAAGGAGGTTTTGGGGAAATGATACAATACTTAGTTACAACATTCAAAGATTCAACAGGACGTAAGCATACACACATAACTCGAGCTAAGAGCAATCAAAGCTTTACAGTTGTTGAGGCAGAGAGTAAAGAAGAAGCAAAAGAGAAGTACGAGGCGCAAGTTAAAAGAGATGCAGTTATTAAAGTGGGTCAGTTGTTTGAAAATATAAGGGAGTGTGGGAAATGACGGATGTTAAAATTAAAACTATTTCAGGTGGAGTTTATTTTGTAAAAACAGCTGAACCTTTTGAAAAATATGTTGAAAGAACGGTAAATTTTAATGGTTTTATTTACGTAAGTAATATAATCAAACAGCCAACGTATATTAAAACAGATACGATTGAATCAATCACACTTATTGAGGAGCGTGGGAAATGAATCAGCTGAGAATTTTATTACATGACGGTAGTAGTTTGATATTACATGAAGATGAATTATTTAACGAAATAGTATTTGTTTTGGACAATTTTAGAAATGATGATGACTATTTAACGATAGAAAAAGATTATGGCAGAGAACTTGTATTGAACAAAGGTTATATAGTTGGGATCAATGTTGAGGAGGCAGACGATGATTAATATTCCTAAAATGAAATTCCCGAAAAAGTACACTGAAATAATCAAAAAATATAAAAATAAAACACCTGAAGAAAAAGCTAAGATTGAAGATGATTTCATTAAAGAAATTAATGATAAAGACAGTGAATTTTACAGTCCTATGATGGCTAATATGAATGAACATGAATTAAGGGCTATGTTAAGAATGATGCCTAGTTTAATTGATACTGGAGATGACAATGATGATTAAACAAATACTAAGACTATTATTCTTACTAGCAATGTATGAGTTAGGTAAGTATGTAACGGAGCAAGTATATATTATGATGACGGCTAATGATGATGTAGAGGCGCCGAGTGACTTCGCAAAGTTGAGCGATCAGTCTGATTTGATGAGGGCGGAGGTGTCAGAGTAGATGATGTGGTTAGTCATAGCAATTATATTACTAGTCATCTTATTGTTTGGTGTGATGTTGCAAGCTGAACAGTTAAAAGGCGATGTGAAAGTTAAAGAGCGGTAGATAGAGATATTAAGAAGTAGATTGAGACATTTTGAAGATTAAACATATTTGTACGGAGGGTATTCATGACTAAAAAGAAATACGGATTAAAATTATCAACAGTTCG